GGTGGGCGGATATGTCCTGCGCGCAACACGAATCCCTAGACCAGATCTGTTCGAAGATCTCTAGGGCTGTCTCTGGTGAGCCTGCGTATGCAGACAATTGGCTTGATATCGCCGGCTACGCCCGGCTTGTAGTTAAAGAATTAGAGCGAAAATGAAGACCATCAAATATGAACTGTCCCTTGCTGAAGATGCTCACTTGGTTACGACACTTGAGGGATGCCTGACTGAACTAGAGGCACTAATGACGGATGTGTCCTGGTATTCGACGGAGCTCACCGAGCGAATAGAGACGTGTCTCTTGATGCTCGAGAGCCACCGAGAAGCGAATGAGTAGGGTACTAGTCATCCCCGATTTACAACTGCCCTTCCAGCATAAGCGGGCCTTAGATTTTCTACAGCGTACCCAGGAGCAATATAAGTGTGAAGAAGTCATCTGCGTTGGCGACGAGTGGGATCTCGCGGCTCTCTCCAAGTATCCGAAAGACCCTAACGGTATGTCTGCGGGGGACGAGTTGCGAGCTGCTAGACGAGCTACGCGACCTTTTGCCGCCGCGTTTCCTAAGCTCCGGATCTGCGAGAGCAATCATCGTCAACGCCTATATAAAAGAGCTTTCGAGGCGGGCATCCCGGAACAGTATCTAGCTAACACTAACGAGTACATGGATGTTCCTAAGACCTGGCGGTGGGCGTTCCAGTGGACTCAGGACGGGGTTGTCTATGAGCACGGAGACCGCGGCAAGCCGGTAGCCCTCGTGGATGCTAACGGCGCCTCCACCGTGTTCGGTCACCATCACACAGAAGCGGGTATCTGGTATGTGACTCGCCAAGGATCGAGCCGATTCGCCCTGAACGTCGGATGCCTTATTGACCTGAACGCCTACGCCTTCAAATACGCAGTCTTGGCAAAGCGCAAGCCTGTTCTCTCTTGTGCCGTCATTCTTGACGGATTGCCCATAATTATACCAATGCGAGTCGATTCGCTAGGACGCTATATCCCATGATTTCCAAGATCCTATTTCACCTGTACGCAATAGCGGCTCTCTCTCTATTCGGCTTGTTCGTATACGACGAAATCGCCTACAACCATGTCATGTTCGAGATTGCCAAGGCGCAAGCAAGTGCTCTCATTGTGCTTGTCCAGAAGTTCGTAGGTGCGTGATGAAAATAGAACTGGTGACCTGGAATGACGCTGGCAGCAATGAAGCTGACCTTAGCTGGGCGGCTACTGGCGAAGAAGGAGAAGACGAGGATATAGTGATTCGTTCTGTAGGGTGGATCGTAAAAGAGACGGCTAAGTATCTAACTCTAGCCATGGATCTGTCTGACGATGGCCAGACGCATTCCCGCAGCCGTATACCCATAGGGATGATTGTCGGCCGGGAGATACTTTTCGAAGACAAGAAAAAGCCCGCATAAAGCGGGCCTTAGTTCAAACTTGATAGGGCCCGTAGAGGCCCTTTTTTAATGCTTGCCGTTCAGTTCGTCCACCAAGATATTAACCGTGTCTACGAGTGCGGCTATTTGGGCGTCATCGTTCGAGAGCAACGTGAGGATGGGGCCTGTAGGATCAAAGCCCCCGCTTGGCACGATTGGGTCTTTACTAGGATCTTCGGGTCTATCTTGGGCGGTCTTCGGTTCGACTGGGGAAGATTGCTTGTTGCACACGAGGCTACCAGTAGAAGCAATGGGAGGGAGAGAAATGTACTTTTCATAGACCTTACCTACGTTTAATTCTTGGATATCAGCAAGACTCTCGGAAGCTTTGTTCAGGGCTGTAGCCGCCGCCTGTAATGCGGCGTTCTTAGCCTCTACTTTGGCGGCTCCTACGTGCCGCTCGTGAACCGTGTAACTTAAGAACAGCCCAACAAGCAGAGCTATGACCGCTGCGTACAGATAATCCTTAATAGGAATAAGTTTAAGGAGTGCCAACATCTTCTGTATTCCTTTGTGCATTCAACCATCCGACCGATGCCACGACCAGTCCGAATATGAAGAGGATCAAGGGGCGGTGCTTCTCAGGGATAAGGTCACGGATCTGATCAAAGCTAAGCTGAATAGTGGATAGCAGCATAGCCAGGTACCCTAAAAGGCGGGTTCGGTGGTCTTTCAGCCAAGCGAAGGCTTTACACAAGAGCATTGCCGTAAGTTCCGGTCAGAAGTTGATTAGCTATTCGATTAGACCTAGTTGGGCCTACCTGACGAGCCCACAGGCTCGCTAGGAGGTTATCGTGGACAGCCTGCCACTGCTGGGTAGCCATGGCGTTACGGGTGCGTATAAACGTCTTATAGCCCCCCAAGCCCATGTTATAGACGAGCTCTATAACCGCATCTTGCCTGGCGGGGGTTCCAAGGCGTAGCCACTCAGCTAAGGGAGTGCATTCTAGTAGGGCGGAGTTTAGGTCTATTTCAAGTAAAGCCACAGCGTAGTCGGGCGTTATAGTATAGCCCGTCCAGTCATGCCCTTCGGCCAGCTTGTGGCCGTATCCTACCGTCCAGAAGCCTAGGGTATCTTTGTATGCAGTTAATCGAAACCCCTCCGCCTTCTTGACATTGGCTATAAGTTCTTTCGAGATCATTATTAATGCCGCCCAAGCGCCCAGGTAATCAACGAAGTGATTCCTGCCGTGATGGCGGCGACCACGGAGCCTATAGCCAGCAACGTCTTAAGTGAGCCCCTCGACATGGCGATGGTCTCAACTAAAGTATCAATCTTTACTTCCATACGCTCAAGACGCGTTTCGGTAGAATCCATGCGCGTCTTAAGCTCCCCGATCTCTCGGTTCAGTGCGTTGTTGGTTACGGATGCCATTAGGAAACGGCTCCAAGGACGTTCGGGGAGCCGGAGCCGCTAACGAAGGTAGCTGCACCGCCGTTCAGAGCTATGGCCTTACCGGCTGCGCCGCCAGCGCTGAATGCGCCGAAGTGACCTACGGTTGTAGTTGCGGGATTAGTCCCAGTGGTTCCGGCTACGCCGTAGTTGCCACCAGCTCCGGCAGTGCCTACTTGGCCGAAGCCGCTTGATGTGCCCGTGCCGGCCGCTCCGCCAGTTCCGTTGATGCCAGGCGATCCCGGAACGCCGTTCGTGGCAATAGTCGATCCACCAGAGATGAATACTCCGGTAGCTCCTGCTCCCCCCTTACCTCCCCCTGCTCCGCCGCCGGCTCCTGCGCCGTTACCTAAGCCGTTGCCGGATGGGTTGCCATCGAATGCACCACTACCCCCACCTCCACCGCCCCCGCCCCATATGTGGCCGGCAGCGTTCGTGATATTGAATGTGATGCCCGTACCTGGGCCATTGATCGCGGGGCCACCCGCACCAGCAAGGTTCGCTGAGTTATTGGTTGCTCCGGACCCAGGGAAGTTAGCAATAGCGCCGTTGGCGCCGTCCCCCCCTCTACCTATAATATAGCCATTATTGATTAAGTTTATAGTAGAACCGGAGGGCAAGCCGGACATATCCATTGCCGAAATCGACGTATCCGTAGCAGAGATCACTATGCCAGGACCGACGTTGACCGTTGCGGTTAGGGGCGATGCCGGATTACCTAGGGCTGCGAACAGATTAAAGTTGCTCGCATTGCCTTGTATAACTATCTGAGTCCCGGTAGTAGATCCTATGAAGTGCCCGACCACAAACTTATTCAAGGCTGCGTTATACTTCAATAAGAATCTATCTACGCCACCACCTACGGTGGATAGAAGAGGCGGAGTGCCACCCTCGAACAAGAAGATTGCGTTCCACGTGACAGTGCGATTACCTGAACCATCCTGCACAACCAAAAGATCAATCTGTTGACCATCGGCTGGATTGATTGGCGCTCCCATCGTTATGTTGCCCGTGAGGGTCAATATCTGAGAGTCGCCAGATTGGCAGTTGATTATCGTGTTTGATGCGAACGTCGCGGTGGCGTATGGGTACGCATTCGTTACACCAGTGTATGTATTCTGAACTACAGTCCCGGCGCTTATTTCAGCCGCGGTGCGGGATTGCCTAGCGTAGTTTATGCCAGGGATACCATTAAGGGTCGTAGCGTTAACCGTAGCGGCATTAGTGCCGCCTGGGATTTGATCTACTGACCAGATCTGATTGCCTAGAGAATCCTGTAGCGTGAGCTTATACGTGAGTCCGGTGGCGAGCCAAACGTTGGCTTCGCCTCGAGCATTCAATATTATCGGGTTCGTATTAGGAGTCGTGCCGGTAGAGTCCGGGTATGTGGCTTGCGGTGTACTTGAACCAGCAATGAATGAGAACAGACGCCCGTTGTTTAACGGTGCTCCATTATTGTCGAACGCTTTGAATACTGGATCAGGGGCAAGAGCTACGGAGGTCATGCTATTTTGTACACAATGGTTGTGCCTTGGCTGACTGCCGCTTCGCCTATGCCTTTGGTTCCGGTTGCGGTCCAGCCGGTACTTACCCCGTTCTTAGAGAACGAGAAACTTGCTTTACCGAATGTGCCCAGAGCTACAGATCCTATTTGCGCGTAAATACTTGCACCGTTATCCTGCATTGCAGGCATGGATATATAAGAAGTAGCACCGGCTGTAGGGGCTATGGGAGAGGCGTTGCCCGTAGCCGCACTGAAAGAAACGGAGTTCGAAGTACCGGAGATCTTGGGTATACGAAGCGTCACAACATCGCCAACGATTGTGTACGAAGCGACTGTGGTAACAGTTCCGACTACCCCGCCTAAAGTGAGTGTCGTGGTTCCTTGCGTGATCGCAGGGGCTACACCGGAGCTAACTAGAAGCGCAGCGCCCCCCTTAATCAGTATCGTCGTAACCGATCCGCCAATGATCTGATTGGCGTTCAAGGCCGAGCCGTCTTGGTTCGTAAGATTGATTACGCCCAAACCGTTTATATTTATAGTAGAACTGCCGGTGTTAGTGTTGGCCGGAATCCAGATTATGTATGTGCCGTCCACATAGGACGTGAAGGGGGCAACGAAGTTAAGGATGTATGCATTAGGGGTTCCGGTATCGACCCCGCCATACAGCGTAATGAGCTGACTGTTAACTACGTTATCTACTGTGTAGATCGTATTCCCTAGAGAGTCTTTTAGTAGAAATTTGTAAGCGACATTTGGTAAGACCCAAACGTTCGCCTCGCCCCTGGCGTTTAGCACTATGGGGTTGGTGTTAGGGGTAACCCCGGTTGAGTCCGTATAAGTGGCGACCGGCGTGGACGTGCCCGCCGAAAACGTCGATAGCGTCCCATTTGAAAGGATCGCTCCGTTGTTATCGAAGAACTTTTGGACTAAAAGTGGCGAAAGTGAGGCAACGGTCATGTTTTTATATAGATTCTAGTATAATATTAAGGCGTGGTTAAAACTTAAGGAGGAGACGCCGATGAAATTTCTTACAGGAATTGTGATTCTGTCCACGCTTCTTGGTGGTTGCGCGACTTGCCGTGAGCACCCGGTAGCCTGTTCAATGATTGGAGCCTTAGTCGTTGGTTCTGTTGCGGCAACCATCGCGAGCCAACATGAACACACTACTATTCCTAAAGCGCAAGATCTGTGCGGACCTACCGCACCCAACCGCGCTAATGGTATTATTGGGTCGTGCGTTGGCCAGCATTAAACTAAGGGAGTAGCTACCGTGGCTTGGATATTCTTTCTAGGACTGATTGCTATAATGGTTGTTAAGCCTAAGACCTGCTGGGTCTTAGTGCCCTTGGGCTTAGTAATAGCTTTCGGAGCGTTTGCCTAATCAGACAGTCCCGCTCCTGGCCGCAGGGTTTCTCGTAAACCCTTGGCTGCAGAACGCTTGGCTAACTGGCCGCCCAAGATATCAATGCCTTTATTTACGCCAGTCGGCACTAGTAGCCGAACACCGTTCACGCCTTCTCTGGCCAAGGCTCCGGTAAGGGTTCCGGAAGTATTTGGCGCAGCGCCGCGGGTGAAGGTTTGAACCTTGCGAGCAACGCGCCCGAGTTTGGTTGCGTCCTCTACGTTATCTGCACCACCTAGCAACTCTTCCGCTACGCCCTTGCGACGCATAGTATCCAGAGCAGTGTTATAACCATTCTGTATGAACTTGTCTTTGGCCAGTCCAGCCTTATCCTTTAGGACACTGTAGCCGGTAGATGTCATGGCCTCTTGCCCCTCTTGGTCAAGCTTGCCGCGCAAGCGCTGTAGGGCGGCTTTATTGCCATTGAGAACATATTTACTATTGAATTTGCCAGCAAGATCGGATAGTTCCCCAACTGGCGCTTTATCATTAGCGGCCGCATCGTAGGCCGGATCAGCTTCCATTTCTTGGAATCGGCTTTTGGCAAGTCCCCTAGCCTTGTCGTAAAGCGCCTTAGCTTCAGCGGATACTCCTGATACCGGAGTATCCTCTAAGGCCTTGCGCACCTGACTTACTGCAAATGCCGCAGTACCATCACCTGCGCGTTCTGCTTTACGGGCTTGCTCTGCAAGAATGGTTCTATTTGATTCAAATTCATCAAACGACATTTTCCCATCGTTGGCCTTGATGTCGTCCAATATGCCGCGAACTTCCGATGGCAAGAATCTAGTGCGATTGCTTTCTTTCAGATTTTGTTCTGCTTTGCTCACGAACGAGCCGCCGTCCATTGGCAGATCCCCTCCATTCGCGTCCTTGGCAGATTGATAGGCATCAGTAATGGCTTGTCTTTTAGGTACGTCGTACCGCTTCAGGGAATCTATTACCGCACTATCATTCTGCGTAATGTCGTTGCCTACCGCTGTAGGCGCGGCTTCTCTGTGGAAAGTGTCTAGATTATCCCGCAGAGCTTCGTCTTGTTCGTCGTACCGCTTCCCGATTTCCTGGTGTTCTTGCTTCGAGTTGTGTTCTTGAGTCTTGATAGACTCGTTTTCAAGCGCTTGTCCGCGGGTCATACGAACTGGAATAGGTAGCGTTTCAGCTTCTGCGTGGTTGGCCAGTGCCGTTGCATTCGCGGTACGGCCACTGGCGTGTAACTCAGCCAAATGAGCCTGCGTATCCGTAGTTAGCTTTGACGCATCTACAGCAGCTCCTGCAGCCCCCATAGACTGGGAACTGCTGGCTGCGTCAACCGCTGCTTGAGCGCTTCCCGCTGCCGGCACCTTCGTGCCGAATAGCCCAGTTAAACCTTTCGCGGCTGCAACTGGCGCAGTTACTGCACCTACATCACCGCCCACCGCAAGTGTATGCCCTATGACGTTCTGTGTCGTATCCCCGAAGGTCGGTACGTTCGTATCGTCAGGTTGCGCACCGACAGCATCATTGCGATCTGGGATTAACGTAGCAGCGTCGTTTAGAAGCTGAGTGCCCGCCGGGCCAGGCGATACGTGCATAGCTTGTACTAGATCAGGATCTGGTGCTTCTGTATCACCGCCAGTCAATCTACGATATAGATCAACGACACCGTGCGCCGCGGCGTGCGGGATGTTAGCAACTGCAGAACCGGCTACCTCGAGCGGTCCTAGAACACCTTCCGTAACGCCCCCAACGCGCTTCTTAGATTCTTTGCTGTCACTAGTCTTAGTCGAGGTTTCTTTCGCGCGGGCTTGCAGCGCAGCGTCGATATCATCTGTATCGCTGTCCTTGCTTCCTTGCGCAGCCCTCGCCTGCAGAGCAGCGTCTATATCGTCAGAATCATCACTCACTGCGGGATCTGCCCATTAGAGAGCATCTGTAGATTCTTTCTCTTAGTAGCAAGACTTGCCGCTTCTTTGGGATCAAGTGAGTTCACAAACTCTTTTAGTTTGCCCTGCTTCTTTGCAAGGTCAGCCTTGTACACGTTCGGATCGAAGTTATCCGCCCAAGCGGATTTGAACTCATTGACGGCCTTGGGGCTCGCTTGTCCCGAGAATCCGGCTACCCTATCGAGGCCGTGACGGTATTGGTGCGAACCCTCTACCAAGGACTGCGTATAGTCGTTCTTGTCCATAAGGGCTTGCAGGGTATAGCCAGTATTCCCTGCGATGCTCTTGCTTTGTTCCGCCCCTTCGTTAGTCGAGGGCAAGCCCATCTGACTACGAAGACCCGCGGCTTGTCGATCAAGGAAAGCACCCAATTCTTGGTTGTTAGATCCCGCTTGTATACCGAGCCCAGCGAGTGCTTTATTAAGGGTCTCTCTGCCAGGACCAGTATTTGAATCCGGAGCTAAGTGCCGAATCGTATTGGCGATAGAGATATTGTTGCCATACCCCTCGTCAGCCTTGCGGGCTTCCTCTACGTGTTGCTGCGCGCCTGCGGCAGCCTTCTTATAGTTCTCTTGAACCGCAGCGGGTGCATTGGCGCCTGGTGCGTCATCTTGTGCGCTGCGCGGCCCTGCGGCCGGAGCGGCAGGAGCCTTGGGAGTATTCTCAGGAAGTACGCTAACGCCCTTAGGTCCAACGATTGCCGCTTGTCCTGTGCCTGTCTGCCCAATCTGCGTCTTGTCGTAAGCAGGCCCAGTGGGTGCCTGTGTTGCAGTGTTCGCATTGATCGCAATAGGCGTAGCCGTGGTGCCTTGCTCTCGAGTTCCTGCAGACAGCGGGCTCTTAGAGCCCAGCGACACCGCAGCTTGATTTAGCAACTGATCACGAAGCGGGCCTGGGGGCGGTAAGTGCTGTGCGAGATCGGCGTAGTGGCTTAGCAACGGCGCTAACTGCGGATTAGCTTTACCAGCCCAAGCCAACTTAGCCTGCACCTCTTCTGGGGATTCTTTTCCACCAACAAGAGAACCAATGAGATTACCGGCCAACTCTTGATTTCCGGCCGACAGTTTAGACTGTGCGCCTTTAAGTTCAGTCTCTTTCTGTTCGAGGCCGGTTCTAGCGGTCAGATAGTCCTGCCCCACAGTGGGGGCCAACGACGTAATATCATCCGCCATATCGATAGCTTTCTTACCCTTATTCGCAGGGTTCGAAACATAAGCGGCGATGCGCTGTTTCTCTTGCGCCGTGCGCTGGGCATTCTGGGATTCAGCTTGCGCTGTCTGTTGAGTGAATGCACCGGTATCTAAGGCTTGCTTCTGTTGCTGCAAGCCGAGCACGCCACTCATGGTTTGGAGCGGACTTTGTAGAGGTTGCGGCTGAACTAGTGGGATCTGATCTGGCATGTTAGTTATGGTCCGGCGTAGTCAGAGACAGGGGCTGTATAGGGATTAATAGCTGTGTTGCCTGTACCAGGGTCTGGTCCGCCCCCTCCGCCGTAGGCTGCGTACAGCGATCCTGTTTGAATGCCATTACTAGCTGCGTTACCTATGCCGTTCAATCCGTTCGAGTACGCATTGCCTTGGTTCTGGGCGGACTGAGCTGCTTGGCCAGCTAGAGCCGTTCCCTGCTGTGCGGTGCCACTTGCGGCGGCCTGTCCTTGCTGTGCCGTATTAGCCAAACGCTGGTAGATATTCTGCTGTTGCTGCTGGTAGATATTATTGGCAGACGCGAATGCGGTATTTGCTGCGGACTGATTATAGTCAGTGAGCCCTTGGAGGGCCGCACCTGAGAGTGAGCCTTGCCCGCTTGCGGAACCGTTCAATACGCCTTGCCTACCTTGCTGCAACTGGAACTGATATGCAGGGCTGTATTGCTGCATCATCGATGCGGTGAATGGGGACAGGAGCGATCCATATCCTTGGCCGCCAGTACTAGCCGAAGTACCGTCTGCGTTAGTCGGTGCAGTCTGCGAGCCATTCCCAAGCAGGTAATTAAGCTGGCTCTGAGCAGCCATACCAGCGTCGTTGTACGGCTTTTCAAGCGCTACGCTATTTGCGTATTGATTCTGGGATATGGCTTGCGCACTCTTAGCTGCGCTTGCTTGTTTGCTGGCGCCAGCGTAAGCAAGGCCTCCGCCTACGGCTGCCGCCGCCACTGCGCCTACCGCGGTGATTACACCACTCATTTTAGTATAAGCCTTTTGTCAACGTATTCCCCTAGCAGCGCGAGCTGCGCCGCAGGTTCAAATATCGAAGCCTCAAGGGCTTCAATGTCTTTCGAGTTAGTTTGATTCGGGTGTACAGTCCGCCCGACGCACGGGCTAATCGTGTAGAAAACTGTGTGGTAGCCAGGGGGCGTGTGGATCGTGAAAGGAGCCTTTACATGCAGCTTCTTGCCTTCAGGAGTTACGTGAATTAACTCACCTTCCACGAGATCACACTGGTGTCCGAGTAAATGTTCTCTGCCGATAAACAAAGTATCGGCTGGGATCTTCATCGTCCGTGTGTAAGTGCCTTCTGTGAACTCGTGATCTAACGGGCACTCTGTTTGTTCTAGCTGCAGGAATTTATAGGCTAGATACGCAATCTTCTCTCTGAAGCTAAGCTTAGGAAGCTGGTCCCAAGCCCTGATCATCAATTCGCCCACTTAAGACTAGTTCTGCAAGAGAACCGTGAGGACGCCTTGGCCGGCGGCTACTGCGGTCGTATCACTTGCCGCCGGAGCGCCTGTAACTGCCATCCAAAGAGTGCCGTTAAGGATCAGCGGATTGGACCAGTTCTGAGCTACCTGACCGACAGCGGCAGGAGCCGCAGCTGTAGCAGGGACTGCGACAGTCAGGTTAGGAATCGTAGTTCCGACTATGGGAACTGCGCCGTTCTGGCCCCAGTAGAACTTAACGAACATGTTAGCTGCGGCTGACGTGTTGATGAAGTTGTAGCCAGCGAGCTTGGAAGTCTCTGAGCCGCCGCCTAGCGGCGTCAGGTTCGTAGTAGCTAAGGTTACAAGTGTTGAAGGAATCGAGCTATACATTTATAGTATCCGTTATATTATAAGATTTAGGCATCGGTCTTTGGCGCCGCGCTTGCTACACGCCCCACTTGGCTAATATGTAGTTCTCGACGTTCGTAATTTCAGTAGGCGTAAGAATGCGGTTATAGGCAAGAAGCAACGCGAGGGACGCCCCATTTAAAAAGTTACTATTTGATACGTCACCACCAAGAAGGTTCGTACTCAAACCTAATGTTCCGGCCGCAGTTGAGCCCGTACCGGAACCTGCCGAGGCGCGGCCTTGTCTAAACGCAAAGGCACCAGTAGTTGAGTTATAAGTCGCGTTAGCTTGGAAAAATGTTCCTGGGGTCCATGTGGTACTAGATGACCCAATGACAGCAATACCAGCTTTGACTAGACCAATCTTTGCAGTTCCAGCAACGCTTACCAGATACAGCGACAAAGACGACTGGAGTCCTCCTAATATAGCTTGCGTAGTGGCGCTCGATGTACCTTTGGCTACGAGAAAATATGTAGCGCCATTATTGAAAGTAAAACCAGAAGCATTTTGTGGGCTTGCGCTGTTGACTGGACCTGGTATTGCGTAATACCCTTGAACAACCCCCGCTGGCCATTTGAGCACCGGCAGGCTGTTCTGTAGTGTTGGATCTATGAAGACGGCGCTGCCGGCACCGCTTGCGGATGCAGCTAGGCCCCCAATCCAAGGCGTGCGCTCCCGCAGTCTGGTAATTATCGCGTTCGCTGTGCCTAGAATATCGTCAGATTCCCACCAAAACAGAAGGTCTGGAATCGTTCCCGGTAGAGCTACAGAAGATCCCGCCGCGTTAACAGTAACTATGCCAGTGCCACCCGGCGGCGAGATCGTAATGTTTGAACCGGCGACTATTTGCGTTACACCCCCGCCAGTTCCGCTGCTGGCGGCAGTGATCACGCCATTAGCATTAACAGTAAGGTTGGTGTTGGTGTAAGACCCAGGCGTAACGCCTGTGGGCTTTAATATATTGTTATATAAGCTTTGGAAGAAAAAGTACCAAGGTCTTGTGGTGTTGTTTTCGCCATCCGCAATAGGTTGCTTAAACGTCGGTATAGGATTAGGGGTAACTACCGGAAGATTAGCCATCTACGACTTCTTCGTCTTCTAAGAACAGCGTAGCTCCGATCACGTCCCTAGGAGTCGGATCTGTGTAGTTTAGTTCGTATACTCTGTCTCTAGCTGCGCCTAAGCGATTCCACTTAGCGCGGCTCGTAACTTCTCCGGCTGCGCCTATAGATGTCCAGTGCTCATTACTCCACGAGAACCCGCCATTGTTTGACCACCGAAGCATGGCTTGCGGGTTTGCTCCTTGGCCGGTTTGCAAGCCCACTCCCGGAGTAAACTCAACTTGGAGCGAATCATGATACTGCCGAGTCCTAGAAGACTTCTGCCAGATCGGTTTAGATCGTCTTTGGCACTTCAGTAACGCCCCATTGTCCGAATAGAACGCTCTGGACATCTGGTGGAGCTGCCCGGTCTGATAATCCCCGACAAGGCGTAGATTCTGCATGTTCATATAGGCGTTACCGCGGTGGCGGTGAAATACGCCTGCGGTGGAATCATAACTAGCCCGCTGGTGCCAAATCTGCTTTTGCATGAGGCCGGAGGCCGTCATGTCGTACACCCAAGTAACGTCCGCTGTAGGGAATGTGAGGACATAAAATACGTGGCCCGCTTCTTCATATACATAGCCGATTGCATCGGAAACCAAAGGATATGAAGCCCATACCGCCTCTACTGCGTGATTCGATATTCTCTTGAACGAGTATTGCTGAGTCTGGATTACTACGTTCTCGCCCTGCTCATTCTTGGCAAGCCACACGAGATCTTGGCCTAAGCGTGTAATCGAATATTTAGCAGAGCACCCGACTTGTGGGCCTACTGCCGGCACTCTCGAGAATGTAACGCCCGTGGCGTTTCCTGCGTTGTACCAAACCTCCGAAGTGCGCTCGCCAACGAACCAGTTCTCCCGGTCGTTCTCCATCATCGTAATCAGATTGTCCGTAGACGAATCTTTGAGAGCGAAGGATGTACCTGGAAAGTTGATCGTGTACGGGACTGGACCTGTCGTAAAAAAGGTCCGAGTACCCGGCTGATTGAACGTCAACCACCCTTCGATGAAGGTAATGTGATCAGCGCCTAAAAATCCCGGATCTGACAATTGTCCGAACTGGGGTATAGATATAGTAATCGTATCGGCCGCATTCGTTCCGGTGGCCAGCGCAGACATCGTAATGGACGGTGCGGAGTAGTTAATCGAGACTATGCTGGCCCCGGCAGGGATTAAGCTATCGACGGCGCTTAAGGTGGCCGTGGGGGATATAACTAACCCTGATGGTAGTACCCCTGGCAGCGAGATCGTATTTGATCCGCTTATTACCCCCCCGGAGAAGGATACGGTAGAGGGTCCGGCGATATTGTAATAATAGGCGGTCGTAGACCCATCTACTATAATGGCGTACCCGCCCTGCCCGTTAAATATAACCCCATTATCCCGTATTGAGACGGGACCGGAGTTCGTAAGCATCGTCCCTACGACCGTGGCTGAAAACTGCGCTATGGAGCTCTGCGTGGCTTGTACGGTGGTCCTTATAAGGTAGACCGTGTTCCCCGTGACGCAAAGGGCCGTTAAACCGCCGGGGAGCACCCACAAGCCCCTTACAGGGCCTACCTGGGTAGAGATTATAGCGTTAAGTCCGGGAGCCCCTAGAAGGGCTATAGGCTCTTTGGCGCCATCTACCTCTGCTACCTCTACATACCAATTTATAGAGTTCTCAGCGTCCTGTAGGACCATCGGAGCTTGATAGCTCGGGCCAACGAAACCTGGGTCGAAACCCTTACCAGCCACGGGCTATTGCATCCTATATAACGCAAAATAGACCTTAGGGGCCTTAAGGTACATTATACGATACATTATGCTATAATCTCTACCATGAACGACATACACTCGGTTTGGAATAAAGTAGACATTCGTGGTTCTGGTGAGTGTTGGCCGTGGACTGGGTATACAAGCAACGGACGTGGCCGCATGGACTTGCTAGGAAAGAAAGGTATCTATGCACCTAGAATCGCCTACATATCAGCGGTGCCTTATGCACCTATAGGTTTGCATGCTGTGGGCAGAAATGATCTGGTATTGCACAAGTGCGATAACTCGCTCTGCTGCAACCCGGATCATTTGTATATTGGCTCTCACGATCAGAACATGAAAGACAAGGTAGAAAGGAACCGCTGCCCTGACTTCAAGGGCCACAAAGGACCTAGGGCTAAATTAACTGAAGACGATGTACGAGATGTTCGGCTGTTAAAATTGGTGGCTACAAAGAAAGCACTTGCAGTATTGTTCGACGTATCCCTAGCTACTATTAGTGGTTGTCTATATGGAAGACACTACACGGACATTAGCTGAAACCTCCGTTAAGGATAAAACCTGCATCAGACCTGTTGCCGCGGACGATATCTGAGTCAAAGAAAGCCGTTACTGCCGGATTGGAGTTAAGGCTCTTGATCATCTTCAAAGATTCGTCAGCTTGGCGCATCAAGGTAGGGCCTACGCCCTTACCGTATTCGGGGGCTAGTTCTACGGCTAGGTTCTTCTTGATCGCTCGGGCGTAGCCTTGAGGAAGATTTACGGATTGAGTGAGCGTCGTGAAGTCGGAGAAGATCGTATCGGTAAATAAGTGCAGTTCGCCGGCAGTCTGGGGGGCTTGGTAGAAATAGACATTGCCGTAAGGGAAGGTCGGGTTGTACCACCCAAGGATCGGCCACGGTGAACCAGGTAACCCCTTTAGTCCTATCGCGTTGTACTTATCTCGCGTGGTATCGAAATCAATCGGGTAATCAAGCCCGGTAGTGCCGGAAGTCGTAACTCGCGTGAACCCGTTCGTGATACGAAGCGGGCGCGCGACGGCGAAGTTACCGGGAACCGTAAAGGTGAAGGTCTCAGCCGGATTGACAGTCGAGAGCGCATTAGCGCTCATCAAGATAGTACCGGCACCAGAGTTGAACGAAATAACCTTCGTTCCACTTGGGAGTTGTGCGTTGGTATCTGTGAGCGTACCACCCGCAATCAAATTAGAGGGAACTGTCACCCCGGAGATAGTTGGATTACCTCCGACAAGAGTACCCGTGAAAGTACCGCCGACCGGATTACCAATGGTGTATTGGTACTGTCCGGGGGTGAAGTTCAAGATATTTTCGACAACCGAGTACACATTCAAGTGATCAATCGACCAACTCTCTAGCAAGTCGTTTAGCACCATAAGCGCATCAGCAGAATCAGAGGCCGAAGGCGTCTCTGCTGCTGCAAGCACGTTAATGTTGCGCAAGGCCCCAGTGATGAGGTCTTGTGCTGTACTGGTTACAGTAGACACTTAGAGTTAGACCAGAACGGCCGGCAAAGAGGTGCCTACAGCATCAAAACGATCAACGTTAATGATGTAGTTATTGGCAGTCGGGGTTAGCGACGCACCAGTTGTATTAACGAATGTGATTCCGAGAGTGTTTGCAGCCGTGACTCGCATACCGATGACTGACAGACCCGCAACAAGTGGAGCAATCAATTGGTAGTTAATGAAGTCGCCGACCTGTAAGCCACCTACGGTAAACGTCTGTTCAGCCGTAGCAACAGTAAGAACCGCAACCGGCGTGATTACTGGCTGAACCAATTGGGACAACACAATGTTCCCAATTACGCTTGTAGATTTACCTGGCATATGTATTTTCCTTTTAAAGACGCGGGGTGTAAGTCCCCCGCTCTTTTGTTACGACAGGTCGTAGCCGTACACGAAAATATCAACCGTTCCGCCCGCAACTGCGACGGTGAGATTGATATAGATGCTCGGGCTTGCCGTGCTGATGGGAATCGCCACAGCGGTCGTAGTAGCAGCCGAGACGGTTGCCACGGTCGTGCTGGTCTGCCCAGTCAGCGCCGAAGATGCACGAATGCTCGTGCCAGTCACGCCCGCGCCTGAGTTGATACTCAGCGTCGCGGCAGCAACCGACGCGCTAACTCCGTTCACCAAGCCGTTAGAAACGACGATGGTGGTTGGCACAAAGCTCGAACTGTTGTTGACCGGAATTGCGATGTCGCCCAGCGCAGAAAGCGGGGTAGCCCGCGATTCAGCGATGCAACGAAGCGCGTTCGTGGTCATCGGGAAAGCTGCCGAATTAGGCAGGTTGAACGGTTGCAGAGCGATGCCGCTGTTAACCGTAGTGACCGAAGAAGGTCCTGGATTAGCCATTTATATATACTCCTTATTAACCGGCAATCTTGACGGCCAATTCCGGGTACAGCGAACCGTAACCGTAGAGCACGTCAAAGCGGCAAGGGAGGGCGTCGTTGTTGATCGTGTACTGACGAACGACGCGGAAGTTAATCCCAGCCTCTTCATCAACTGCACGAGCAGCCATATCGACACCGCCCGGAAGATCGAGATCCGCGAACGCCAACGCGATTGCATCCTTATGCATCGCAATTGACTGCGGGCTGACAACACCGGCCGAAGCACCAGCAGCCGAACCCCAGACTTGCAGAGTCGCAGTCGCAGTCGGTTGAGCCGTGATGTTCTGGAACTGGCCGGCGAAGATGCCGACGCTCTTGACCCACACCGACAACGCGCCACCAGCAGTGGACGAGTAAACGCCCGTAGTGCTGTTGTACGTGCCGGAAGTCAAAGGAGCGCCCGGAGCGATCACAACGAACTGACGTTGCCGATTCGAACCATAGGCACCGCGTGACTGCGGGTTAGCAGAGAACACACCGGTAACGGTGAGGATGTCGCCTACAGTCAAACGAGGCGCAGCCGCCGCGGTCCAGCCGTTCGTCTCCATGACGCCAGTAGCCGCCCAACCAGAGCCCAACCACGCGCTAGACGTGTTGTTGGTCAAAGCAGGCGTACCACCTTGCGCGCCAACCGTATACGAGACCACGTTCTGGTCCATGTACCAATTGAAGCCCGCGAAATTCTTCGCGATCATGCCCTTCTCAATCTGCTCAGAAATCACAGACTGGGGATTGAACAGACCCTTAACCGAGTCCTGCGCGTAAGCCATGCTGAACGGATCAAGAATGACGACACGCTTGCCGTCACGGGGGGCAGCTTCACCGTCGAGAATCGCACCCGCGAGGGTGAAGCTCAGGAAGGAAGCCGGGGGAGTTCCAGGAGTACCAACCGCGTTCGGGGTGTTCTGGTACGCGAAGACTGCGCCGTCGCGGTCAATCTTGTTAGCAACCGTGGCAACTGCCGGGTTGATAATGCGCTCTTTGAACAGGTCAACCGAAGTCGCCAAGTCGGCAGTCGTGAACTGCACATCGACGTGGAACTGGGTGGTGAGGGTGACAGGAACGAAGGTTTCGTTCGTATCTTCCACGTTAAGCGCGGGACCAGTGGTGCCCAAGTAACGCGGGGGTTTGCGGACGTTTACCGTGTAACCGATTTTCGCACCCGAAAGGGCGAACTGATCGGCGTACTGGCGGTTCACGTGCTCCGCGAAGCACAGATCGTTCTCGAGAACCATAAGGCCCTCGTTGGTGATCTGGCTGATCGTCAGAAGGTTATTAGCCATTAGTGAAAAAGCTCCGTTAAAGGAGCACTGCCTTTATCGACGTTTATTTGCGCGTTGCTGCTCGAGGCGAGCGTTGCGGTAGTCTTTGAAGTTCATCGGCGCAGAGATGTTCGTGGGAACAATCCCCGGCTCTTTACCCTTGAGACTCGGCGGAGGGGGCGGTGCCTTTGTAGTGTTTGTAGAATCTATAGTTGAGGTTTTAGTAGAGGTTTCAGGCAAAGCCTTGACCTCTTTCGTGTATTTCAATTCCAGTTTGCCGAGTTCTAAAAGAGCTTTAGCCGGGGTAAGCGCATACAAGCGCTTCTCGTCTTCTGGGTTCTTACGAATGTGATAAGCAAGGTGCGCGCCGACATCCGAATCAAGAATTGCCATCTTGATATGCTCGGGTACAAAGGGATTATCTCTGCCTGCCGCTTCAATGACTTCTACGAAGTCCGGCAGATCTTCCTTAGCGGATACGATCTGACTAGCAATGCGGGCATTGATCTTTTCTTGATCCACTTTGAATTGTCGATCCGCTTCGATCTTGTTGAATTCCTTCAACGCTTCGCTGCGGTTCCACTTTCCCCAGTCTTTCAAGAACTCCTTTTGATCCGTGTACTTTGTCGGATCAGGCTCTAGTTCTTCTTGCTTAACTTCCGCCTTAATATCAGCAGGCTTGGCTTTAGTTAGCTCGACTTCAAGTTCTCCAATGCGTCTCTCTGCGCGTAACCGCATTTCATACTCGGACTCTGCAAACTCTTCGAGTTCGCGCTTCTGAGCTGTGAGCTCATCAATCCGGGGTTGAACTGGGTTTTTCTTCTTCGCTGTCGGCTCTTGGTCGCCAGGATCTGGTGCGCCAGAGACATTAGGTTTCGTCTCTTTCGCTTCCACTATGACTGGCTCACTTTTGGCATCTGCAATCTTATTGACTGCATCTGTCATTTGTTCGCCGGTCTGAATCTCGGTAGACTTAATCTGCCGTTCAGCCACGTATTCCGCTAAATTCGCATTAGTCACTGACTTAATCGCCATGGAAAATCTCCACGAATATTCGGTGGGTGACACCGAACTTTTAACCTCAACAGACAGGTTGAGTAGCTGAACTTTCGCCGTGATTCCCCATCGTTGGTGGAGGGTCGATAGAATGAGTCGCCGGTATTTCGTTGAAACCAAGCCCCGGCGGAGGCGGTTAATCTTTGGTTACAGCTCTTTCGGCGGCTGCTGCCGTAATAGATGCAAGCTCTTTTTGGTGGCCCGCTTCTGCGTGGGTATTCATCAACTGCCCAGCCGTTTGAATCTCTGCTACGTCGCGGGCGGTAGTGCCTCTAACGTGCGTATCGAAGATCGCGGTATCAGACTTAAGTTTCGTGTCGTGAACTCTGGCAGTCAGTTCCATTTCAGTACGTTTGTTCTCACCGTCTTGCTTGATGTGCTCAAGCTGGTGCTTGGACTTAAGTTCGAGTTCCAAGGCCATTGCGTGTTGATTGGCTTGGCTCAATTGATCCTGCAGGCCCTTAATCATTGCTTGAGCGGCAGGGGGCAATTGCGATTGCATGTCTTGCTGCGCTGCTGGTATCTCGGCGGCGGCGCGATCTGCCATCTCATCGGCGCCATCCCAATCGAAGGATCGCAGGATAATGTCGGCTGATTGCTTTGCGACTAGTTCGCCCATAGGCGTAGTAAGCAGTTCGAGCTTAGCCGCGGCAGACTCTTGCCGCGCAGTCTTGTAGCCAGGGCCGGTATCCATGACAATCTCGTACCGGCCTACGGACATGTCATTTTTGACTTGGGTCACGGCGCCCGTTATCGCATCTGTGATCTTTTGGTTGATCGTGACCATCTGTGAACGTCCGTCCGGCATTACGATGCGCTGCATGCGCTCGGTATCGTAAATGTGCGGAATCAGGTCAAGAATGATCTTGCCTAAGTGCCGTAACGAACGAGTCAAATTATCGTAGAAGTCGTAGTGCGATATGTCAGCCAGGCCGGCGCGTTCTCTGAGAGCGACGCCAGAGACAACTTCACCCTTTGCATCTGCGCCAGGATCGTGAGGCATACCCGCAACGGCCATAAAGTTAGATTGATTGCCGGCGGACCACTCTTGGAAGCCAGACGCGACCGGGGGCGGATTCTGGCGCACCGGCGGCGGATTCGGTAAACCGTCAATGTTCTTAGTCGGTGCGTACTCGAGCCCGACTATCGGCTTGCGGTTCGCATCACGCCAAGCACCTTCGTGGCCATCCATGAACCCTTCAGCACCAAGCCAAGGGGCTTTAGGCTGCAAGGCGTACAGTTCAGTCTTGGCAGTCTCGGAATAGTTGAACATGCGGGCAGGGTCGCGAAGATCGCGGACCATGCCCTTAAGCTTTACTTTGCCATTAACGTCAAGAGTACGCCCATAGACCGGAACCCACGGAATGTACTTACCAGGCCACGTACCTTGCTCAAGAATGCGAAAGGCCGAGCACAAATACCACTTAACTGTCGGTACAAAGGTTTCTCTCTCAGTTATGACCGTAACGCCCGCCAGGGCGAATGCTTTCTTATTGAACTCGGATTTAAGCTGTGTAGAGCCGTCAGAGAGCGCTAGAACTTTGTCTTTCTTGTGCTCAATCCGCCAGTATTTAGCTACGCGAATTTGTTCTTTATTTGACCAAGACGGGATATCGTCTCCTACGCCTTGGAAGCTCCACCCGCCCGGATCCAACTCACCGAACTTAGCTTTGTACTCATCCCGGCGCATGAAATCTGATTCAATGTGCCACTGGGCGTCGGATCCGTCCGGCATTACCGAGGATGGATCTCCGTAGTGCCTAAAGGGATTGCGGCAAGCCTCGATCTTAATCTCTTGGTCAAAAGTGTCGTGAGAGACGTAATCGGTCGTTGCACCTATCCACCCCAGTCCGCCAGTAATGGCGCAATCGCCGGCTGTGTCATAAGCGAAGTCCGCACCAGAGATATCTTCTATGTGGCGGATCATGCCGGTAACGACTTTAGCGTCGTCTACCGTAGCGCTTGATACCGGATCGGCTTTGATACGCGGGCAGTTCTCACGAAGCGCGTTAGAGACGCGCCGAACCATAGCATCAGTCAAGTTGACCGTGATACACGGACGCGCATCCGTTTCACGGTCGCGGCGGATATCTACCGGCCACTGGTCCCCGTTCCGGAAGTCGAAATCCGTAAGCGCTTGCGAGCGATTATCTGATTCCCACGCGATAGCATCCTCGAGCCTCTTGCGAGCCTCTATGATAATATCGTCGTCAGTCTTAGCCGGAACGTCGGGGTAAGCCACTTTTAGTCTTGGAATCCTGCAGAGCGACGCAAGCGGCGCCACTCCGGGTTTGTTTCTTCTAGTTTTGCAAGCCCTACGGCGAGCGCTCGTTGTTCTAATTCTTGGTAGGAGGGCTGCTTAGGAATGACGATTTCCGAGGCGGGAGGCGGAGGTTGCAGATCTTGCTGTTGCTTAAGCGTAAGTGTCGGTCTTTTCATCCCATCCAACCTTGTGCGGCCCCTAGGTGGGCACCGGTATCTACGAACCGTCGTTTGCTTTGTTTGATCTTCGCCTCTCGGCGCATCATCACGCCGTAGCGTGTGGCTGATAGCAGATCGTCGTTCTCTTTGACTATCAAACCGTCTTTGCGGTGATAGAGATTAAATTCTTCGAACCAGTCAGCTAAGTGTGCGAACACTTTTAAGCGGCCGGTTTGCATCCGGTCCAACATTTCCATTACACCGGCTTCGAGACCCGAGCTCCCATCCTCGAAAGTGCTTCGGAAGGGGAGCATCTTTAGTCCGGCCATCTCGTACTGTGCCGCGAGCTGATCACCAGATCCCTTGTCGTGCTGCAGACCGTCGTGCGGCCACGCCCACGGAATCCAATCTCCCCAAGGCTTGACCGCGGCGGCGAACATCAACGGCGTTTGTTGGGATGCGCGGTGCGCGTGCGTGACATAGAGCACGTCACTATCTCTATCCCAAGCAAGTCCGATGCCGGCACTAGGGTGAGCCCACCCAAAATCAAGCCCGTTAATTCGGGGCCAGTGAGCGGGGATCGCGAACGAAGCGCACGTAATCTCGCTTTGGCTCACCGGGAAGACCTTTCCCGACCCTAGCTGCGGTATTCCCTTCGTTCTCGCTTCTCTCTCATGAGCGGGATACGAAGCGACAATCATCTCTATTTGTTCTTTGGTGTAGTGGCCGGCATCCTCAATAGTCATTGAGGTAACGGAAGTATTAGGCGGCTTTTCTAGTAAGAACCGCTTAACTACACCAGACATGCCGAGAAGCGGCGTGAAGGTCATCATAATTATGCCGGATGTGGCATTAGTACGAGTTAGACCTTCAGTATAAATATCCTCAGGTGGCTCCTCGTCGAACCAAATACCGTCAAGAGTTTCCCCTTGCCACTTCTCTCGTCCCTTCTCGTAGCTCTTAAAGGCTAAATGGGATATTTCCCCTGACTCGTGACGGACCTTAATATTGTCCACAAGGTCAGGAGTGCCGCGGGCCAGGGTGACATCCACCAAGCATTCTTTAGGTATTGATCCAGTACCGTGCTCGCCTGTACGGCCCAGTAGAATGCGTTGGGGATTGTCTCGAGTCGATTCACCGGTAACACCAGCGGCCCACCAGTTAGTAGGGCGGTCCCACTTCTTGCCCTGCCATTCGTCCGGGTATCTCCCGGTCAAGTGCATGGCTACTTCCATCCCTGCGCACCAAGTCTTACCGACTTGGTTAGCCGCCATGAGCATTCGTTCTCGCTCTGGCTTAGAATGGAACGTTAGTTGCTTAGGATAAGGCTTGTAGTCAATTAACCGTCGTAACGTCGCTCTGCGAGCTTGCTCTCGTTCCATCTTCTTCAAGATTATTAACGGAGATTTGAGATCGGCAGTGGGCGATAATTGCGGCAAGTTCTTCGTCTCTGAGGTCTTCTAAAGGCTGGATCTTTTCCATTTGCTTGGGCAGTAACGCAGCTATGACCTTTACGTAGCCGAGCGGGTCTTTGTTGCGCGCTCGCGAGATAACCTTCTCGCCGTGCTTGTTGAAATCGGCCCCTAGCGCCTTTAGGAAATCTGCTGTGAGAGAATTGCGGGCGCCTACCGGCTTACCGCCAGGATTTCCTGAAACACCTTTCTGAAACTGCCAAGGCTTAAGGTTTGAGCCGCGCTTAGAAGCTGGCATCGTTATTGTTCGACCGTCTTCGAGCGTTAGCAGCTCGACTTTAGGCGGCTTGGGGGCCGGCTTCATCTACGATTCCGCACACGTCCTGCTCTTGGCAGATGATGTGCTCTACGGTTCCGATGTTCACTCGAGGGAATGAGTACCCGCCGATTTCCTTGCCGCCGAGCTCCACAACGTCGCCAACCCGAACTTCACAACGTCGGACCCGTCCAGTCTCTCCCGACTTAATGGCTTCCCCACGGGAATTTCTGTAGATCCGTTTAAGACGATAACCAGGGCCGATGGCAACGACCGTGCCACGTAGGGCCTTGCCTTCATGTACCACGTGAAGGATGGACGAGGTAATGCCCGGCAAAGGTCGCACGAACATGCGATCCCCAAGCGGCTTAATGGTCGCTTGAGGGTCAATGTATTCGACCCGTTTACGATCAAGTTCTACGCCCGATTTTTGTATCATGATTACGAGGCTTTACCATGCTTGCAGACGTACTGGCCGAACCCTACCGGACGGCCACAACAAGGACAGAAGTGAATAGGCGGACTGTAAAAACTCGGGTAGCTCGGATAGGAATATTGCGGACTCACGCACGCTTCCTTTTTCGCTTCACGAATGCATCATACGAAGCGCGAAGCTTCGGCCGCAAGGCCGTGATCTCTTCCTTCGTCAACGGAACCGGAGTCATGTCCGTGAACCGAGCAAGCAAGTCCGTCATAGTCTCTTTTGGCTTAGGGATACCGCGTGGCATGTTCTTTAGACGAAATCCCTACCGCGGGTACCGCCCATAACGGGCGAGAACGAACGAGCTGGCGCAGTAGGGTTAGCCATCACAGGAGGCGTAGACGGGCCTACAGGAATCATGCCCGCAGCCATTCCACCAGGAGTGCCGCCGGCAGGAATAATGGGGGAAGCTGATCCTATGATCCCAGAACCCCTGTTAGGAACACCAGACATAGGCCGGGCAATGGGGCCAGGCATAGGACGAATGTTAAACATTACGAACCCTCAAGTAAGGGAGAAACTTAGACTTCGTAGCTACAGTGCTACTTGTAGCCGGGCTTACCAGCTTTAGAGACAGAGCCTTCGTTGGACTGTTCTTTGCCGGCAGCGGGGGCGAAGTGGTGGGCCATTTCGCTTGCATTGGGGTCTTTAACGTGAAGATTGTGGAGGGCGCCGTACGGCACGCCAGCCTGGCCTGACTCACCAACGGTGGGGGCAACAGACGGGGGTTTACGGGGCGGTGAGGGTTTGATCGAAGCAGAAGATTCAACGGCCATTTTGTATTGGTCCTAGGCGTGAGGGATTGAAGCAGTAGCCGCATCCACTTGCACTTTCAGTGCTTCAACGGAGGCAGTAACGGCGGTGAGGTCGTCGGCGGGAGCCGGCGCAGGGATGTTGGCGACAGCGGTAACGAGGGCCGTGACCGAAGCCGAAAGAGCCGAGACATCGGCTGTGAGAGTGTCGAGTTGAACTGACATGCGTGAGATCCTTCTAAAAAGAGAGAAATACCGGAGACACAGCATATTTTTTAGTCGCGTCGTCTGACCGACGCTTTATCTCTCGGTTAGGTTATAAAGATCCCGGTCCACAAAGACCGGGCGAGCACTTCTAGACGTGCTTCTAATGAGATTTTTGAATCTTAAATAACTATAGCATGAATTATAGTATACTGTCAAGTATAAGCTTCGTCGTCAGACCAATCCCATACTGGCGGGTCGTGCGGTACGTAGCTTCCGAACACGTTAGCAGTGGATTCGCGCTCTTTTCTATGCTTTTCTCTCACTGCATCTTTGTCTAGTAAAGATAGCTTCTTGTTTTTCCACACAGATCTAGCGGCAGCAACAACGTCTGGCCTAGAATCTAATAGCCTCTTTCTGCCGGAGACTCTAGCAATAGCATCTTCTACTGTTTGCTCTGTTTCAGTTTCTTTTTCTTCGTAGTGCATAATATTTAATATTTACATCTGATTAGTAAAAGGTAATTAGAGATAGATATATACCGGTCCCAAAAGACCGGCGGATATCTAAAGAATAAAGACCTATCGTATTGCAACATAAATACGTTTCTAAACGTCCGTTGCAACCAGTGCCGTGTCCCCCAGGCTATTTCTCACCTGGCTTCTTGTCGGTGCGCTGGCGCGATACCCGACAAAGGAGGTCATCTCCCCGGCTAAAACTTTTTTCTATCTCTCGAGGTAGCCTTACCCGTTAATCCAGGCTTCCGAGTCATTGGACTTCGTACTTGTATACCGCCCTTCGGCAGGCGGATTTGCGAATTAAAGATAAGTATATATAGGTTATTGTATAACCGCAAGTGCTTTATACGAAAAATTCCAAATTTTTGGACCTGTTTGTATAAATAGGCTATTAGACGCCCGGAAGGGCAATTTCGACTAAATTCTATTGTGCAGTGCAATTGTTCGGTCAGAACCGTCCGAAAAGAACGCGGATTGTGGGGTACACAACGCTGCCCTGGCGGCCCCTTTTACCTGAGATAGACCCCCCCACCGGGGCCTTAAAGGAGATCCTATTAGCCCCCCAATAGGCCTGGCCCACGCATTTAGGATGCGAGGCTATGTATTGATATTGCTATGTATATCTCTCGAGTGAGCACGATACGTGCTAGATCTAGGGAGATAGCCGACGATAGGCTGTATATGTGTCCAGTATTAGACGCAGCGCCCTCACGCGGAGGCTCGGGTCTGCCATTATCATCTGCTACAGAGCGTAACACATAGTAAAGTATGTGCGTCCATAATTATGATCTTTTACCACTCGTTATGCTTCGTCATGAGATCAAGTAAGCGCTTTTTCAACGCCTCTATAGTCTGCGCTTGTTCCTTCACAAGCAAGTTAAGATCTATATTCTTCTCAAGCCGTTCTGTCTCAGGGGACATACGAGCTCTCCTAACGACCTCCAATTGCTCTCGCTTCGCCTTCTGTATCCACTGGTAGACAACAGGCACAGATACTTTGTGCTGCTTCGCCAGCTCGATTACAGAGGCTTCGCCGGCCGCATATTTCTTTACTACCTTCTCTTTCTCGCTGTCAGAGACTTTAGACTTGATACCCATGTTATTAGTTCTCCTTATTACCATAATCTATATATAAGTGGCACGATAATCTCACTTCTATTGAATTGCAACTATAATTCGTGATCTGTCTCACACAAATATTACTTGCTCTTTATCGTATAACCTCTAGTATAAGCAGCTATGACCAATCACATTCGTTACAGCTTTAGACTTAAGAGTAAACACGTTATGAGCCTCAACACTCCGTCATTCGTTCGTGAAATCCTTGTAATAGCGCTCTCTGGCGCTGCAGGTATCGGCCTGGTTGTGGCCGCATTTTCATCCTTCTCTATAGGATAATCTCTACTATATGGACATCTATAAACATCGTCGTCAGATCGCAATTGCGTGGCTTGGATCTAAGTGGTTGCTGGCCAATAAGGCCAAAAGGAGAGTTTCTTAACATGGTTACAAGGACACGCACGCCTTTGGGTGATTACATCACTACCAGTTTCATAGAAGACTCCGAGCACGTGACTATTGAGTGCACACAACCCTTGCGTCTTCTCTCGCTCGAGCCTAAGGGAAAGAGCATATACGAACGTCCGGTGGATGTTTGGTCCGGTGTTTGGGATGTGAAAAAGATCCGATCCACTAAAGGGATTCGTTAAATGCTTGGCGCGACCCCTAAGCACTATGACCCCAAGTGGCCCGAGAAACCCTCTCCTTGCCGGCGGTGCAAGCTATCCGAGAAGTGCGCTGTCGATAATATAGCTTGCATTGATTTCTACAGATATGTCCTGTTGGATGACTCTTGGCCGGATACAAAAGTGAGAACTCCGACAAAGGAACTGTATACTAGAATCTATAGGATCTCAGGCTATGAGCGAAACCGTGTTGGTATTGACAGCAAAGCAGGCCGCGAGCTTGTTACAGCTGACACCGCAAACTGTGATATCCCTGGCGTCTAATGGTAAACTTTGCGGCGCCAAAGTGGGCGGCAGATGGCGGTTTAACCTAGAGGATTTGGTTAAATGTTGTACAAGCGAAAGGGTTCCGATTGCTGGCAGATCAAGTTTTCGCTTAACGGGCGAACAATTCGACGCTCTGCTAAGACGAACGACAAAAGACTGGCTGAAAGACTAGAGCACAATGCTCGAGATGAAATCCTTAAGGCCGAGCTATCGGGGCACAAGCCGCCATTCTCTTGGGAGCAAGCTACAGCTCTTTGGTGCGATGAGAAGCGCGACAAGCGCTCTCTCGATACTGATCTAGCGATCTTCAAGTCTATGGATGAAGACTTTGACGGCATGGATGTGTCTCAGTTCAACGCTAAGATAGTGTCCAAATACCGCACTAAGATTGCTAATCGTTCATCTCAATCGACCGCCAATAGGCACATGGCTCTATTACGCTCTGTGCTACGCCGCCTAGAGCGGCTTGAGATTATAGATAAAGCCCCTAATGTCGAAATGTATTCACTTGAAGTCACCGAGCCGGCGTGGACTCCGCCAGAGAAGATCCTTGAAGTATTGAATGCGTTGCCTGGCTACGCTCGAGACATAGCCGAGTTCGCAGTATTGACCGGCCTACGCCGCGGTAACGTGCTGGGACTGAAATGGGCATGGGTGGATCTTACTCGAGCGCTGATCGTGGTTCCTGCTGTATCAGCCAAGGGAAAGAGAACCATCACAGTGCCTATTATGGATGAACCCATGGCGATCCTAGAGCGCCGTAAGGGCATTCACGAGGAATACGTGTTCACTGGTCCCGGTCGAGTATTCGGAGCCAACGTAGGCATTATAGGGCCGCTTGACACTATAAAGCTGCAGTGGGGCAAGGCTACGAAGGCGGCTGGTGTCCCTAACTTGCGGTTCCATGACCTACGCCACGCTTGGGCGTCCATTCACATGATGAATGGCACCCCGGAGCGAGCTCTGCAGGAAATGGCCGGCTGGACCAGCTCTAAAATGGTGCAGCGATACACGCATCTCAAGCCAGGCACCCTGGCGCAATATGCTGGAAATGTGTCCCTCGTCTCTAAATAAACTCTATACGTGCTCTAATAATCACTTGAAATTATCGAATAACCTATATATAGTTATTATATGAAGACTAGATATTCAGTCGAACACTGCGGGAAAACCTTGTGTCACTTTGACAAATCAGAGGTAGAGCATGGGCGCTAGGGGCATAAATACGCTCACAGCCAATTCCAGGTACATCGGGAAGGATGTTCCTGACGAAGTGGCGTTGCCGTTGATCTTGGCAAGGATACTGAGCCGCCGGCACTTTGCGGAATCAGGTTGCATCGAGTACACGGGCTACATAGGTCCGTATGGCTACGGCGATATCATCTTCAAAAAGAAAAACTGGAAGGTGCACCGGCTGTACTGGACTTTGCTGCATGGACCAATCCCGGCTTGGCCGAAAGCTGTTGTGATCCATTCGTGCGACAACCGCAAGTGCATCAACCCTGAGCACCTGAGCCTCGGCACGCAGCAGGAGAACATCCGCGATTGCGTTGGCAAGGGTCGCCAGGCATCGGCCCGTAAAACGCATTGTCCGCGAGGCCATTCATACGCTGAGCATGGTCAGTATTTTTCAAGTCCGAAGTGCATCCAGCAAGCCAATCCGTGGCGCAGATGCCGTGAATGCTTGCGGATGCGATATCGAAAAGCGGCAGAGAATGCAAAGGCAGGAGAGCCTAGTGTTTAGCCAGCCAATCCTCAAGGTTCGCAAACTTGATGGCACCCGGCTCTGCCAGGAGCCCGGAGGCGAATCTGCGCACCCAGTTGTAATGGACGCCAAGAGCCTTAGCTATCTCACGGTGCTGCCCTATTCGGCCTTTTACCGCCCCTCTGGCTCTCTCAATGCGTTTTTCTATCGTCATTGCCTGTTGACACTATAATAGTAACGCTATTATAATAGCACATGATCGAAACACGCACCAATCGAGTAGGAAACAGAGACTACCAAGTGACTTGGCGCGATGGCGTGCCGTCACTGATTCGCGTTTGCTGTCAACCAAAGGGGGCCAATTATGTATTCAGCTTCCGAATCATTTGGGAGGCTGGACGCCCGCTTAAAGGTATCGCCGCTCGCGTTCTTCAAGAGGTAATGCAATGAGCGAAGAGTGCGTATGCGGCCACTCCGCTAGATGGCATCAGGGTGCATGCAACTACGGTAAACACGCTGCAAAGTGCCAGTGCAAAGAGTTTAGGACGGTGTCCGAACACGCCGAGTTGGGGAGGCTCACCGTAGAACTTGCCGAGCACAAAGTTTTGGCAGCGCAGGCGCGGCGCGAAAGGGACGTACTAACCAAGAAGCTAGAGATCGAGCATTTTGTCGTCAAGCATTACACCGCCGAGGAAGGGCCAGTTATCAAGGGTAACGGCTTCGATGGCTTGCGCATTGGAGAAGATAGAGAGGAAGCGGAAGATTTTGTGAAGTGGGTAAATGCGCGCTTGTATCGAATCACTCGGTTGGAAGGCGCTCTCAGCAGCGAACTTAACCAGCGTAGCGCATCCGATATGGCTGAAGATTTAGCGCACGAAGGGGATTCGGGCGTATCAGGCTCAGCTCCGCATATCCAAGATATTCGAGAAGCTGTACTGGAGTATTTGGCGAAGCTGCCGGTGGAGAGAGATCTGCTTCTCGGAATCATTGATAGGAAAGTGACACCTGCGCAAAGAGATTCCAAGCATGAATAGGCACAATCAAATCGACGCGCTGCTGCTCAAGTTCTTCTATGGCGACCAGCACAAGGTTGATATGTGGTGGGCCAAGCCGAACCCCATGCTTGGAAACATATCGCCCAAGACCATGGTTTTGATAGGCAAGCTCGAACGCCTCTACGGCTTCATCGAAGAGAATTGCTCCGCGCTGGAAACGCCAGTCTCCACGCTCTGCGCCATCTGCGATCAGATCAAAGAGCTACACCCGAGTACGCACCAGTGGACAGCGAAGGAAACGAAGGGAGATGCAAATGGCCCTGTCTAATATCCTCATGGATCAAGCACTGCGTGCTGCCGATGCCGAGTGCGAAACGCTCAAAGCAGAATTGTTCAAAGCCACCGTCAGCATACGAAAACACGAAGAGGCCCTGGCTTGGGTGATTGAGCATTTCAATACGTTCGCGCAACCGCCAGATCATTTGAAGGCGATTGTCGATGACGCCTGCCTGAAGGCGATGACGGCCGACGAGGATGCGGTCAAAGCGACAGTTGTGAACCGGGGAGTAGCCAAATGAATGATCAATTCAATGTCTGCGCTCAATGCGGGATGCCGCTCCGATCAGGCAATGATTATCACCCATACGCGGCCTGCCTGATGTTTACGCAGTGTCACGACAGCGCGACTGTGCGGAGCTGAACATGAGTAGGGGCAACGTCGAATTTCTGACGGTAGCGCTGTTCTACTCGGCACCGTGGGCGGCGCTCATTTACTTGGTGCTCCAATGAGGCCGTTTTTTCCTTACTACGGATCGACATGGAATCGAGCGCGCTATCTGCCTCCTCCGCGCTTCCCGCTTGTCCGTGAGCGGTTTGCTGGCGGAGCCGGGTACAGCCTGTTTTACGATTGCCCTCGTGTTGAGTTGGTAGATAAAGACCCGCTCATAGCTGGCCTATGGACGTACCTGATGGGCGTCAGCTCGGCGGAAATAATGGCGCTGCCAGAACTGCCAGAAGTCGGTGATTGCGTCGATAACTATGATATCCCGCAAGAGGCGCGCTGGTTGATTGGCTTTTGGTTGAATCGCGGGAGTGCGCAGCCAAAGAAATCCCGCACCGCATATTCGGCGCGCACCGACAAGGCCCAGTTGAATTGGGGGCTGCGAGCTAAAGAGCGCATCGCCAGCCAGTTGCATCTGTTGGCAGGATGGTCAATTACGGAAGGCGATTACACCGAAGGCCCGACTTCCGAATGCACATGGCTGATAGATCCGCCCTACGTCGATAAGGGGAAGTTCTACCGGCAGAAGTTCACCGATCATGCTGGGCTCGGACGCTGGTGCAAAACCCTGCAAGGGCAAACTATTGTCCTTGAAGGCGCTGGGGCGAATTGGTTGCCGTTCCTATCGCTTGGCGACTTCAAAACCAGTCTCGGCAAATCCGAGGAAAAGATATGGCTCGGCGAGAGTGTTTTCGCATGACCCGCGAAGAAGTGTTGTTTGATGTCTGGTTCTCGCTGTATCAGCGTAGAAACTTCACGAGCCTGGCGCCGGATGCATTTGGGCACAGAGCCGTCATGCTTGAAGCGTGGAAGGCTCGCGCCTCGCTGCACGTCGTGGAGGCAGAGACAAAAGGCGCTTGCCATGTATGCGGCTGCGAAGAGACCAATTCACGCGGGCTATGGACGTGTGAATGTCCTGCGCCACCTAGCCGTTGCGCATGTCACGGACTGATTCTAGGGGCTTGCCCATTCGATGCGCCACAGTCTAATCCATGGGGAAAGTAATGAGTTTGCGAGGATACCGCGAGACCGAAGAGGCTTACGGCGCGGCTCTTGCTCAGAGAGACGCGGCCTTGGCTCGGGTTGCAGAACTAGAGGAAGTCATCCGCATCATGGGAGGCATGGCCTTGGCGGGCAAAACCGAAGAAGATTTCATGGAGATATTCCGCCGAGCCAAAAAGGCCGCTGGCTCTGTTCCTGATGCCGTCACCAGCGGATCAGGTGGCACATGAGCCTTTGGAGCGTATTCCGTGGAAACAAACACGACGCTAAGAAGGTCGGCGAGTTCCTAACCCATGCCATCGAGCATGTGCGTAACGGCGGGAATTTCGCGACCTGCGAGACCGTTTTGCATGACGGAACACAAGTCGAATTGACCCTCAAGCGCATACCGCCACAGTTTGAAACAGAGGGAGATGCAAGTGGCCACGTTTAGAAAGATCGTTCAGGTATCCACCGGCCTTTTCCAGCCCAACCCGGAATCGGCACCGGACTTGGCGGTGATTGCGTTGTGCGACGACGGCTCAGTGTGGCGGTCTAGAGACTTTGGCCCATGGGATCGATGGGACGTATCGGAAATCACAGACTCACAAGCCGATGGAGGAGTGGAACATGCAGACGTGCCCTGATTGCAAGTGCCAGTTTGTACAGCCGTTCAAGTGCATTACCTGTGGCGCTGAGAAACTCTATGACCACACGGTGCGCAGTCAGGCGGGAGAGATTCAACGCCTCCAAGCGAAGCTAGACGCGATCATGCTCGAATATTGTCCGAATGAGATGACGCCGCAACAGATTGCCCGATGGGAAGACGCGCAGACCGCCTCACAGGCCAGCGGAGGAACTGTCGATGTCTGAGAAGGACCATTATCGGTATGGCTTGGAATCCGGGTCGCGAAACGGACAGCGCTTTATTCTTTGGATCATACGCGACAAGCGCGGGATCGTCTGGCGCTACGTTGGCGGTAATCCGGTTATCTATTATCGCCGAAAGGATGCGGCAGAGGCCGCGAAGAAACTTGATCCGATACCTGGATACAAGGCCGTAAAAGCCGAATTAATTGTGACAGCTTCTGATGCCTCCGATGTCACCTCAAGAGCATCTTAAAGCCACTACCGCTCTCTTGAGAGCACAGAACAGTTTTATAACAACAATGATGAAAGGGAAGAATGACGCCTGAAATTACTATGAACGATCTATTCGACAAGTACGCAATTGAGTGTATTCCGGAGCTGCAGCCACGCAGCCAGAGGGACTATCACAGCATACTCAAGATACTTAGAGTCCCCTTCGGGCCGCAGCTCCCGCGAGAAGTTAAGCCGCGGAACGTAGTTGACTTTATCAACGTCCCAACGGGACGCATTCACCGTAATCGCATGGTTACGATTCTATCGACTGTATTTAAAAAGGCTATCGGTAAGTGGTGCATTGAGGACGATCTTAGGAACCCGTGTACGGGCGTAGAGAGATGGCCAACCAGGCCTCGAGATAGGTACGTAACTACCGAAGAGTTTGACGCGTTCCGGGCTACGACACGTCCGCAAGTTCAGATAGCCATGGACCTAGCTTTGCTGACTGGGCAACGCCAGGGAGACATTATCGGGTTGAAGTGGTCTCAGATTAAGGAAGTCAACGGCAAGGATTACATCGAAATCGATCAAGGCAAGACTGGCAAGAAGCTGGCGATCTTTATCTCGGGTGAACTGCGGATAGTTCTGAATCGTGCTTGGGAGACAAGCCCCAAGGGCGATTACGTTCTAAGGACTAAATGGGGTCGAAGATACACAGAAGATGGCTTCCGGGCGATGTGGCAGCGTTACTGCCGCCAGTGGGAGAATCTCGGTAATCCACGTTTTCACTTTCACGATATTAGGGCGAAGTCCATATCGGATAACTTGAACTTGGATGCGGCTTATCTGCTCGCCGGCCACATAGATATGAAGATGACCCGAAGGGTTTATGACCGGGCTCGCAGAATTGTCCAACCACTGCGCTAACAAGAAAAGTACACACATGTTAAAAAACGCCTAGATTTATAGCCTTTTAATCGCATTACGAATGCGTTGCTCTACCAACTGAGCTATTGCGGCATATCAATTAAAACAACATCTTATCAAATATTATACAAGAATCTATTGTTTTGATTATCGAAATTAGGCACTATAACTTTGAGTTTATCGACACATTTTCGTACACGTGAATGGATATACAGTACACATGACACAAGCCTGGCATTTTGACCCTAATGACGATGACGAATACCCCACCGATAACGACTGGGACCCGGATGACCAAGAGCCTCCCTTCGACGTTGAACTGGACTTCACGTATGCCCACGGCATGACGATATTAGACCACATGGACAAGATCCAGGACGAAGATCCGGATGGGGAGTACTAGCCATGACCGACGCTTACCTGCTTGAGACCGCGGACAGGGTGACCCGAGCTAAGAATGCGCTCGATCTGTCGGCACACTCCGTTGCCTACTATAAGCGCGTCCTGGTTGCCGCTGAGAAGCGGTACGACGAACGGCAAGCGGCGCTAGTCGCCGCCTTGACGGACCTTAAGGCTTTGGGGGGAGAGGTTTGAAGCCATACGAAGTACTCGAGCTGATCGCCCAAGATATCGAGCCTGGCACCCGCTCCCGTGTCCTTTGCCCTAAGTGTAACGGAGGCGAGAGTGCAGAGACTTCGTTATCCTTATTCAGGGATCACTCTAACCGGATTGCGTGGAAGTGCTTCAGGGCTAAATGCGGTTACTCAGGGGCGCCTAAAGGCGTGTCTGGCGACTCTAGTAGAACCTCTCGTATAGCTCCTAAATATTTCACTCATCCATATGAGCAAGTGACTAGGGAAACCCCTGAAGGCGCCTTCCTCTATGAGCGATATGGAATATCTCTGGCTAATATTAGCTGGTCTGTGGATGTTAGGCGCTATGTCCTGCCTATTATTGGGCCTGGCGGCAATCTGCGCGGCACTGTGGCTTACGGGTTCGACACTAATACAAAGGCTGTATCCTACAGAGAACGAGTAGACGAACCGTGGATGCACTACACATATCGTCCATCGGATGCAACAGTGTGTGTTGTAGTAGAAGATTGGTTCAGTGCACAAAAGATATACACCGCCGGCCAGTGTGCGGTCGCACTCCTTGGAACAATATTGAACCGCGAGCGCGTTGATGAAATCAAACAAGCGTGCCGCGGCCTGCAAGTTATTCTTGCCTTAGATCTAGATGCTTACGGTAAATCAATCAAGTATGCCCTCGAATATGGGGGTGAATTTAGTCCCCCATTAAAAGTCTGGCGTTTGAAGAGTGATTTAAAGTACGTTTCGACTGACAGAATAAAGAGAGAAGTAAATGGCGGTATCGGAGACTTTGCTAGGGGGAATACTCGAATCAAGGAAGGTGTTTGATGAGTTTGAACGACACGGTGACCCAGAGAGCTTTACCGGACTTGGAAGGCATTTGTTTGGAGCTTGCAGAGAGTATTATCTCACTGACGCAAACATACAATCATGCGATAGATCTATTGTCACAGAGCGGATCGCTCGATCTTTGCCCAATCCAAAGCATGAAACCGCATTTAGACAATTTATGGAAGGCGTTCCACAAGGCGTCTCCGGAGCTAATGTCACCAGAGATATTATCGAGCTCAAACGAGAGCGGCTCGGCGGCCAACTCTCGTTGGCACTCGCGAACAAGCAGCCCCAGGAATCCATCGATAGATACATCGACGACTACCGAAATCTGTCTGTCGGATACGGCGATAGTCCGACAGATCAAGAATCCGAGCTAGTAGATGCTCTGGATATTACGGATCTGACGGAAGAGAAGCCCAATGAACAGTACATCAAGCTCTGGCCCAGAAGCCTTAATGACCGATTGGACGGAGGAGCTCTTAGAGGTCACCACGTCCTTATATTCGCTCGCCCAGAGACTGGTAAGACTTTATTCGCAATCAACCTTGTTGCCGGGTTTCTCCAACAAGGACTCGACATTCTATATGTCGGGAACGAAGAACCCGTTGCAGACATCAGAGACCGAATACGAGGCCGTCTACTCAAGGTATCTAAGAGCCAAATACGCTCTGACCGAAGCGGAAGTGCAAGCCGGCTTAAATCTGCTCAAAGCGGATCTATCGGAATTACGGAAGGAACGACGTTCTCCGGGGTCCGAAAGTGCATCGAGCAACGACGAGCAGACGTTGTTGTCATTGACCAGATCAGGAACATGAGGCTTAAGAGTGACTCACGAACAAGCGAACTTGAGGCTGCAGGTATTGAAGCTAGGGCTATTGCGAAGGAGTTCAATGTTCTCGTCGTTTCTATTACTCAGGCTGGCGACTCTGCTACGAATAAGGTTTATCTCGAAATGTCCGACGTGGACAGCTCTAAGACTGGCATACCAGCTTCGGCGGACCTCATGGTTGGGATCGGGGCGGACGAGGCCATGAAAGTTAATGGACTATTGGGGATATCGCTCCCCAAGAATAAGCTTTCGGGACTGCACGATAAGTTCTCTGTAGGCGTTAACTATGCGACCGGAATTATCGAATAACCTATATGAATATAAATCCTGGGGTATATCTTGAACCAAATTTTTTGGTCGTTGACCTTGAGACGAGCAACGTCGAAAAGGGCTCTGCGCTCAATGGAGACAATGCGCTCATCCTTGCCTGTTGGAGTCTGGGGGCAGGTCACCCAAGACGGGGAAGTGGCCGTACTCACCATGTTTGGGGGGACGAGTACTCTCACGGGCAACTTGAGGCAGACATTAGAGCTGCTGAGTTCATCGTCGCTCACGGAGCCAAATTCGAGCTCGGCTGGTTCCGACGATGCGGCTTCGATCTACGGAAGATCCTGACATACGACACTCTCCTAGGCGAGAAAGTCATAGCCGGCAACCGGCCGGTAGTTCTATCCCTAGACGCAACGGCGAAGCGCCGCGGCTTAGGGCAGAAGGATTCCACAGTATCCCTGATGATCAAGTCGGGCGTATGTCCTTCTCAGATCCCCCAGCGGATGCTCAAAGACTATTGCGATCAGGACGTAGCCTTAACTGAGGCTATATTCCTCGAGCAACGCCAAGAATTGGCAGATCTTGGGCTACTGCCCGTGACGTTCTGCAGGAACATTGTTACACCAATCCTGGCGGATATCGAGCCCCATGGTATGGGACTAGACGCCGAACGAGTTACCAAGACTCACGACGAATATAAGGGCAAGTGGGATGAGTTGAATACGGAATTTAATCGCCTCACGGGCGGGATCAATCCTAAGTCTCCGAAGCAGATGCGAGAGTTCCTGTATGGGCTGCCGGTGCCGCCGGCCGATCTAACTGCAGAGGAATTGTTGTTGTTTCGTCCTGGCCTAGCCTTCGCTGAAGTCACCGACTACAAGGGCAACGAGATCAAGACGGACACCGGAGAGAAGTCCACCAGTAAGGACATTCTAACCGAGCTGGTGGCAGTTACGGACGAACAGAAGGCGTTTAAGAAGGTCGCTGTGGCATTAGCGTTGCTCAAGACGCCCATGCAGAACCTAACCAAGATGAAGGCTAAAGCAGACAAGGGAGAGCGGATGTATGGAGTATTTAACCAAGCTGTGGCAAAAACTCACAGGCTATCTTCGTCAGCCAGGCTTGGGGGGATGCAGCTCCAAAACCCTGAAAAAGCCTTCAAGAAGTGCTTCGTCGCCAGGCCTGGGTACAGGATCATACAAGCGGACGCCGCTCAGCTCGAGTTCCGAGTGGCGGCAGATATTGCAAGAGATCCCGGCGCAGAGGGATTGGTACGATCCGGAGGGGACGTACACGCCCTTGCCGCAACAACCCTTGGGGTCTCTAGAGATCACGCTAAAGCCAAAACCTTTCGGCCCTTATATGGTGGAAGCTCCGGTACGCCGAAAGAAAAGAAGTACTACAAAGCTTTCCGGGAAGCGTACCCCCGCATCTTCGAAGAACAAACGAAATGGACCCTCGAAGTCGCGAAAGACAAGAAGCTTCGCATCCCGTCCGGTCTTATCTTCTACTGGCCGGATACGACGATCAAACAAAGCGGATACGTAACCAACACTACGTCTATCTTCAACGCCCCTATCCAATCCTTCTCGTGGGATATCGTGTCCCTGGTGCTTCGGGATGTGTGGGAGCAGCTAGACGGTCTTGATGCGAACATAATCAATACACAACACGATTCGATCATTCTTGAGGTGAACGAAAGCTGCTTGGAGCACGTAGAAACTATCTTAGCAGAAGCCTTTACATCCAATATTTATAGTATAATCTATAGGCTGTTTTCTTATAAATTCCAAGTCCCTTTCGGTGCGGGGGTGAAGATCGCCCAGCACTGGGGGGATACGAAAGATGAATCAAAATACGAGGCAATCACATGAACATTGATTTGACTGTAGCTAAGAAAGTCCTTAGCACCATAGATGCTGGTTTGGTTCGAGGTGTTGGTAATCCCATTCCAGGGCAGATGTGCGTCGAGGCTGCTGTTTGCTACGCCTTGGATCTTCCTCACGGAGATGACCCCGGCTGTGTGTCTGCAGGACTTCGTAATCTAAAGATTACTTTGAATGATTCACGTTGGTCATCCAATTTGGCAAGAACAAAAGGCCTTCGCCGGCTCGGACTTGCTCAACTTGGTAGCAAAGGTGCTCTTGACGAAAAGGAGTTTGGCGAACGTTGCGCGATTCTCTCGGCTAATATTAGTGTTCCTGACGCACTGCGCTCCGCGGCTTCAATTAAAGGCAATTCAGCCCACAAAGAAAAGCTCCTTGCCTGCATACCTGCCCTTGAGGCGGCGTCAACTATAGCCGATGTAAAAATCGCCGCCGCCGACGCCGCCAAAGCCGCCGCCTACGCCGCCGACGCCGCCGACGCCGCCTACGCCGCCGCCGACGCCGACGCCGCCAAAGCCG